TAGAGTTGAGAACTTTCGTCGTGTTACCGACGTGCCCCACCACAGAGCTGACTAACTACTTAGTCGATCTAAGATTCTATTCAGAGTGGTGCGGTCAGGATTAGATAAGATCTGCTTGCTTGATATAATAGTTTCTGGTTGCATAGCTATCTTATACTAATACCTTAGATTAAAAAGGAAAGTCCTGATTGTTGATGTGTGTCTTATAACTGTATGAGTCTTAATATGCATCAATCTACTTAATCGTTAAGGCTACATGTTATAATTTCTGCCTTCTATGGACTATATAATCCTTTATTTGACTATCTGACCCTGCATAGGTTTACAATCCTATAGTTACACATTAATGGTATTATGCTGGTGTCAAAGTCTTTGGGACGGATTAAGTCACATGACTACCTAGAACCACTCTCTCGAGCTTACGTCTCATGTAAATCTTATCCCCGACTAACGTTCCATTTCGCGATAAGAATTCAAAACCCGTTGAAGAGGTCTTGAACTCCCTAAACAATTAGCCAATCCCATATTCAGTTGGCTAGTCCACTGCTGTTAGTTTAACAAATTTCGTTATACCTTCCTAGAATGCCTTCAAGTCTTCCTACTCCATTACTGCTACTACGTCGTCTCCCGCGTTTACAGTGTGCATTCTAATTCCTAGTTAATCTGCAATGAACATAGCATAAAAGAACATCCTCCACGTATTGCCAAAGGTAGTAGATGTGGGGTGTCCTGTAAAAGTTGTGCCCTTAAGTTTAGCTGTAAACATTTTACGTGTGTCTTTGCTTCCTTAATAATAACCTGTTATCTTCACCACTTAATTTAACAGTGACTTCATAATTTAATTAGTCTATTCAAGTGTAAGACCCAACTTTTAACAGATTATCGGCACATATTTTTATAGAAGCTAATGATCTACCGCTTCTATTAATAAGGCATGTTGATGTGAATCAAACCCAGAACCATCCCACATCACAAAAACTGGATGTTTGTATTTGTTGTACATGTGTTAGATACGCTGAGCTACTTACTCTGTGTTCATGCCGTGAATAAATGACTTATTCAGTCACTTAGAAAGTTTGAGCAAATTGTAATTTATCAAACCCAATGTTGCTTTAATCGTATGGTGCGGGTTGAATATATTTCGAGGTTTTCGATCTTCCTCCGTCTTTAAAGCGAACTCATGCTTCTTCATGTTCACTGTAAACTTGTCATTCAAACGGTGGTTCCTATGAAAATCGTCCCATCCTTATTTATATAAAGAACGCTTTTTCTTATCCAATTAATCATAATATTCCTACCATTAAACGACCTTGAAGTCATGAGGAATTAGAAACTTATCCCTTGACATAAATTTTGCTACATAACTTTTTAATAAGGTTGTAGTCTAGAGCGACGGATATAGTTAGGGTGCAAAATGTCGACCAAATACTGCATACGCCTACGCGTGATCTGTTGGCCTTAAAGTTTTCTGCGTAGAAGTATGACCAAATTCCTATAAATAGTTATCATTGTAATACTCTTCCGCTAACTAATCATCTTGCTCATGCAAGTAATCTAAGAAGACATCTGGGGTGCAGTTCATCTTATTACCTTGTTAATCAAAAAACTTGACTTCACTTGCGTTTGAATTTAAGGCCACCACAGCCTTGTTTTTGGCCTTATCCAGGTCCGATTACTCCTTCCGGCGTTAAGCTATCAATGTTCAAGAGTGAATCTTGTTTTAAAACCGCAAATTCTTCGACTTTGCCTTAGCTTTCGTACCCAAAATAGTCTCTGTGTTCAGAGGTTATATTTTCTTTTAAGTAACTATTTCGTCTCCCAAATCTGCTTAGTTTTACTGGATTTCCTGTCTCCTTTCCAAAGTATATTCTTGACCAAAAAGGTAATAGTAGAAATTACTACCCATAATCCATGGCGTTTTAACTGCGTTCCGTAACTTCCTACCAAACTCAGATAGGACTCCATCGCGTTACATCATATCATACGCCAATCGTCTCCCCTCAACTTATATTCGCTCGGTATGAATTGCCTACTTGTCTTCATCTAGCAACACTAGTCCTTAAACTAAACGCTCTGTTCTTGTCGGATATATTTTTCTTTCTTCTGCATTCTCTTCTTGAAAGTGTTTTTGTTCGCGTTATATATTTCTTTAATTCAATACGTGTTCTGATATTGCTAACGGAATTGTTTCTCTATAGAGTTTAAGGCTTGCCAAAGATAGAGTCTTTTCTTTTGTCATATGCTACACATAGTTTACACACTCTTAATACGTCTTGCTAGTGACTACCTAAACTGAACCTTCTAAATAGGTCATAGCATGATTAAAGATCTATATATTTCTCTTTGGTAGCATTTTGTTTAGAGTCAACCCTGTATGAACATCCGTAATAGCTGTATACTCCTCATTGATGTATTAATTTGGGGTATAAGTTATTTCCATATAGCATATCGCCGAATTAGGACTAGTGGGAACGAGATATTAGGTATCATAAATATACCCATCTTCCATTTTCTATTTGAGGTTTCTGTGGTCCCACTCAAATAATCTATGCTTGTATGAAGTGGGGTTTTTTCTTGGTTGCATCTCCACCATTTTTACCCCCGCTTCTTCCCAAATCCTAAATTCTCCCTCATCATTGTCTAGCAAATAAGAACCTGGTTTTGATATGTATGCATTAAAAATGACTAGTGCTTTCCTTGACGGATATTTTTTCAAGTGTTTCTTGATGGCTTCAGGAACTCCTGGATAATAGTATGTGTCTATGGACAATAGATCATGATCCTTGTCAAAGTCCGTATTCTCCGAAACCAATTCTTGAATTAAAGTACATGTAGCCATCACACTACGTGTATTTAAATACTTATCATCATAAGTAGTAAGTTTGCCCCTATATGCTGTAAAGGCTCTTCTAAAAATCTAACTTATTTTGTGATATTTAGACCCTATGTCTGTGAATTTCTTTAACCTAGTCAAGGCTATAGTGGTCATTATATCAACTACCGTCCTGGAGTATGGATGCCCATAAGGCTAACTCATAGTTTTTCTGTATTTTTCCGCATAGTACTTTAACTCTATGGGAAAGTGTTCTCTTATGGTGTTCATTTGTTCATCCGTCATTTTGAACAAAAAAGCAAAATCTTCTATAGCTCCATACTCTGACTCCGTAGCATGGCGTATCATGGTCTTTTTATACGTCCATTTGCTTTATAAATTATCGTACCACCAAGCCTCTTTTGTTCCTAATGTGGACACGATTTTTCTTATTTCTGCCGGAGTTTTCTCAAAGAAATCCACCATCTAAGCTATATTCATACGATCGAAGCATTCTTTTAAAATCTTGTATTACACATTTGATTGCACTACATTACCATAAATCTCCGATACAGTGTTACAGTGGTCCATCACTATCTTAGCCATTAGGTGGGTTATGGCACTAATATCCGTTCTAAAATGATCCTTCATGTCTACGGATACTACTTCGCCCTCAAAATGTAGAGGTATTAGATCATATTTTTCACACTACTAGTTGAACAACTCTTCATCCTGTCTAATTAGATCAGCTAACTCTCTTTCTTTTGGTGTTAATGTCTTCCTTTTATATCTTGAAGCCAGTTGGTTATCATGGCAATCTCTATATTCCCCGACCATGTCCAACATTTTTGTTAATGCTTCATTCTAGGCATTTCTCTTCCTTATTGGTTTGGCTTGTGCAGCATTGCGCTTCTGGATGTACATATTCTTAAATCTCAAAAGCCCATCATTGTAAAACACAAATTCATTATGCTATTATAGATTAATTATTTAGTGCGAATCCATCAATAGTTCGTATCTTCCTTTCATATCATACAAAGGTGAGTTATAAAAATCTCCTGCTATTACGAAAGTTTAAAGATATGCATCATAATGCTCTGCATAAGCTGGGTCGTCTTCAGACACTCGCGCATGGTTATCCCTCATCCATTTTGAGACTATTTCATGACTATTGCTGAGCGAATCTACTGTGGCAAGGATTGCAATATTTTATCTTATACATACATTGTCTAGTTAAACATTGTTCAAGTGAACCTAAAGATCATAATGGTCTTTCACTTGATTCTAAGGATCATAAGACTTCAGATATTCTTAGAGATTCCTTGCCATTGAAAACATCTAATTATACTTACACATTAACTGCTATAATGGATGAGTCGCATAATTATAGTGTTTTTCTTAAGCCCTCACAGTGACCATATGGTTAATTCTTTCTTAACCTACTTTAAGGGTGTGCATTTAGAGGCAACGGTAGTTTTCTAATGATTATCCTGCTTTATCAGGATATTAGGTCTTCTTTATCCATACCGACATCAATTCATTTTCCTCTTTTGTATAATCTGCTTCCTTATAGGATTTATCTACTTTCAACGTTGGTATGGTATGATTTATGCCTAAAATTTTTAACCATACGGACGTTTCTAAATGGGACAACTCTGCCGTCATATATTTATCTATCAATTTTGATAGTAGCCCTTAGGTATCCTCATCCTGTGAAGTCATGTTTTGTAGGAATACCTTCCTATAATGATCATATGTTGTCATATTTGTTAAGTTCATTACGTCTTGCTTAAGAGTATAATCTATCACTTCATTATAATACACTATGATAGAATCTAAAACACACTTATCCCTTTAAACATCAGGTGAATGTACCTATAGTGGTGTTTTATTTTATTATACTTTAAAAGCTGTGTATTTCTTTTTTGGTTCAAGCTTCACTTAAACTAGGGTATAGACGTCTTCATTGATGGTTTTTGTATCTTCTAACAATGGCTCTTAAGGTTTAGGTTTTTATATAATTTTGGGCTTGTATATAGGATTGGATTATGGTTTGGCATAGTCTGCTATAAAATTTTTAAGCATCTATTCATCTCTATTTAGCGCTACCATAAACGATTTAGATTAGAGATTTATTACCTCTGCCATTTACATATAATCCGGGGTCAACAAAGCTAGAGCGTTTCCTATCATACTATTCACTGGACCCTAACTGTCCTGTAATTGCTTATCCGTAACTCCTAGATACCCATTATTTTCAAAACTAGGTACTTAAATAAACGGACTGTTTGATTGAGCTTCGGCAGGCTAATTAGATATTATTTGGGCCAATGCCGCGTCTGATTCTATCTAGATCTCCTTCGCTAATTCTCTGGCTATTAAAGAGTCCGTTTGAATTTAAAATGTGTGAATGTTGTTCATTAGAACGCCGCCGTTATCTGCTTCTTACATTATATCTGCTGCTAAATCTATGTCATCCAACATTTCAAAAGCACTCTTATGTGTGACTTAGTTTGGGTCACCAACCGATTCCAACTCCTTATTCAAATTCTTTAGCTCTTCTGCGGTGAATAGATCTTTACCACTAGCTATAGGTTCTTGTGTCTTAGTCGGAATATCAGATCTTGTCAATGAACGCTGTACTACTTGATTTGTCAGCAGCTAATTGCCCTTTTACCTAACCTACTTGTGCTCTATGTTTGCAAAAGTGAACATTCTAGGGGTTCGTTCTTTAAGTTTTTTGCACTCTTCCTCCATAAGTTTAGCTTACGTCTAAGCGGGAACTGTTCTCTCCAAGTCCTATATAACTATAGGAACATAAAGCTCCTCTTGAGCTTTTGTTTCTGAATCCTTAGAGAGTGCAATTGACTAGTTCACTGCAACACCTTGTGCACTTGTTAACTCTTAAATAATCAATGCTGTTGCCTACTTTTCCTTAGCTATATAGTTATCTTCACCATGTTTGAATTCCTCTTCAATAGTTAAATTAGCTTACCCCTTTTCTGATTCATCTTGAAAATGAACTTTCTTTGTTGAAGTATTGGCCTTAGTTTTTCGCTAATATACCTAGGTTGCTTTCCTAGGTAACCCAAATCTTTCTCTAGCATCGTCCTCACTCATATCCTTGAATTTTGTTCGTTCTGGTATGGATTTTAACATTAATATCAGATTTGCTAGATCCTCAGTTTAGGCAAAATAGCACAAGACCGTTAGCCTATTGTAGGTGCATTCTTCAAATTTTTTCTGACAAGTATAATCCCATTCACACCCCATGTAATAATAGAGATAGTCTTCTGCGTAATATTCCAAATCCCCATCTCTATAATCTACATATTTATCCCCATCATTCTCTTAATTGAGGAAGTCTGACATCTCTGCGTATGCTTAATCATCTCCCGCATACATTCCATCAGCCATGTGTTCTACGTCAGCATTGTAGGTGTGTCTATATCTTTCAGAAATAGTGAAGTCTTCATCTCCCATGTCTTCACTATACGAATCTTCTTCGTCCTTTGGGCCCATAAAAGGTTTAGATGTCAAGTTCATCATTTCACTTGGTGCCCAAGTATTGTAATTGTAGCGTATGTGGTAGGAGTATGGCATATCAATGATCTAGAACTAATGCTTTTCAGTTGTACCTACTGAATAGTTCCACCTAGTCATTCGTATATCACCCACTGGGAATGCCACATTAATGAAATCTAAGCATCTTCCCGTCAAATCCTCCCAGCTGCCCATAGGCGTGAACAATAGGGGTTTGATCAATGCACTGATATCCCCGCACGTATCTTCTTCATAGGGGATATCGTGTTTCATGCACAACCTCATTGCAGAGATGGTTAAAAGTGGTGCAAAACGTAGCCTTAACCCAGTTTGATCGCTACTATCAAAGCAGTGGGCATTTCTTGACCATCGACCTATATCCACGATCACATACTTGTGAAGCTCCACGTGATATAATAGGTCTTGGCTACAGTCCTTCATTAAGAAAACGGTGTCAAGGGATAAATGCTAAAACTCACCCAAACTTTCTTCCTAGGTATACAAGTTTTTAAAGTACCAAATTATCTTTCCCTTCACTCTTTCTACGTCAACAAAGTAACAATTGTTTGTCCTAATACCTGCGTATTATAGAATCCTGTTGGCGTCATAGAGACATCCATGAGACAATGTGTGCGCATACTCTGCATAAGTCCCTGAGAACGTTTCTACCGTTTCCAAATTTTCTTTCCAAGTATCCCCAATGCTTTGAAGATCCAAGTAGGCGCCGTATTCTTTAGCCTTCTTTTCTGAAAAGAATGTGTATGGCTTCAAAACGCCATTCTTTGACAATACCCACTACTCCTCAGTCAGACGTTACGTCATGTGTGTGTGGGTAAGTCCTACGTGCGCTAAGTGTTGAACATAAGTCCGACACTGGCAGTAGTTAGTTGCCTTCGCTATGCTAGTTTCTTAACTAGCTGAAACAGCTCGCGTGACAAACGAGCCTGCTACGGTCATGGTATCTGGTTTATTAGATTCCATGGAGTAAAT